TATCAACAACCTGTTCCCGGAGGGAACAAAAGTGCCTAAAACACTGCGCCTAGTGACGACCTATATAAAATATGGGATCTCCACTACGATCAAGATGTGGGCAAGTGGCCCATTTGGATCGCTTGAGGTAAAACGCAAGAATGCTTTCCTTGGAAACACCACGTCCCTTTTGGCAGACTATGAAGGGAAACTGGTGTTCGACTGTGGCATTTACGACGGCATGAGCAACAACGTGATCGGCCCAACTGGTGAGCCAGTCACGCAGCTTGCGGATGAGATTATGCGTAAGCTGAGCATCAGACGCACCGATATCCCGAAGAATCACACTTTTGTGATGAGCAACCTGGACCGCACCAACGTCGTCAGCGTGATCTACAACATGCTGCGCTTGTACTACATCAAGCAGTTCCGTGCTTTGGAGTACAAAGGAAACGGCAAGTACTACGACAACGGTCATATTGCGATCACGAATGCTCAGACGTTCGGTGTGGCGATCAACTCGACACTCCATGAGGCTGTGGAATTTCACGATTCGGCTGTCACGCCAGTGTATCGCGATGATGCTGAACACGCGGGTGACATCACTGTGTTCTATGACCTTGGTTCTCGTCCTGATCCTGCAACTATCGCGGTGCTGCGTATTGCGCATGCGCAGTGGGACTGCCGTGCGCCGTTCGCGATTGCACATGCGTCACCGAAACTGGCCGAACGTTTTGCGCTAGTCGGTAGTGCCGTGCAGGGACGTGTCATGTCATACACCGAGATCACCGCACCACAGATCTCGGCAGTGATTGGCGATTTCGTTCAACGCCACTCGGCATACCGTGATTTCGAGTACGCATATGGTATGCTGGTTGGTGTGCTGACGCGCCCGGTGCCACGCTCTGCGGAAGCGATCGTCTGGAACAACACTCGTGTCAATGTGCGCATGCCAGTGCCGTTCTGCATCAGAGGCGTCGCACCTGAGCTGTACAGTGGCACACCTTACGCAAGCGGACCAGATTGGCAGGACACGTTCACGTCTTGGATGAACTCGCCAATGGCAGGGGTTTGTCACTCGGTTGCAATGATGGAGGCGGTCTACACTGAACTGTTTCACTTGACGCGCATTCACCAAAG